AAAAGCCTCAATTATCACATCGTCCATCTTCCTGCCTGCTGACATTGCTGCGCTTTGCATATACGTACTCTTGGGATCAATAAGCATATTAAGCTGGTCTTCTGTATCCAAGAGTTTGTTGTGGATGAAATCACGTTTGGAGAGCCTGCGTCTTTTGTGATCTGTTGCGTCTGTCGGTGTATCTTGGTGTCGCGAAACCTTCTCGGTCATATCGTCCGCGCCGAGTTGTTCGTAAAACTTATATTCTCCGGTAAAGTTAGTATCAATTAAGACTGTATCGCGTAGCTTAGTCTTTTTCTGTTGTACGAGTATCCGGAGCGCATCTGTGTACTGCTGCACAAATGCAACATCCACTTCCCCTCTTTCGCTTCCTAAAACTGTTAAGAAGCGAGAGAGTGCAATTCTAAACAGTGTTATAAAAATACCCATCTTTAGCCTCCTTATTAGTTGCCTGAATAAAACTATACTTTTCGGAGTGTCCGGTATAACGGTTCCGATACTACTACTTTGGATCTCTTTCGAGAGTGTCCGGTACACTTGCCTAAAGCTAAGGGCCTAAAAAGGGTATCCTTCGCTGCGGCTAAAACTTATTAACCTGGATATGCCATTTTATACAGAGAGTCTTTTTTCTTGAGTAACTCTGAATAAATTGGATCTCCTTGGTCTGTTCCCATTATTGTCTGCGTTATCTTGCTTATCTCAAGCTTTGCCTGTTCTGGCGTCATAATTACACCGCTTCGCCCAAGATCACCTAATTTATCCTCTGATAAATGAGAGCCTAGAGTAGCGAGAAGCTCTATCACGTCGGGATCGCTGCCGATTTCTCCAATCCTTGCTTTCATATTATCTGAACCAAAGTTCTTAATCAATCCGCCTGCGAGAGCAAGGTTGCCATCATACTTTGCGCCCCACTTCTCTCTTAATGCTGTTGCAGATTTATCTTTCTCTTCTTTTTGTAGCCCATCCCAATCAGTCAAACGTTGCGAGTTCATCTTCAAATACCAATCATAAATATTGGTAAACTGTTTAGAACTCAAACCTTCCTGATAGGCCATATCTTTAAAAGCCTTTAAATCCTGCTCGGTTGTAGTCTTTACACCATCATGCAAACCATCAAGAACAGGATTAGAATAGCCATCAGAAGTATCCGGCCGTCCTACTGCTTTATAAAAATCACTCTTTACTTGGTCTGATGAACCCTCAGAAGGAACCATTACACCTTTCAAACCTATCTTTCTTCCAAGTTCAATATGCCCCTTTGCAAGTTCCTCAGTTGACTTATATCTCTTAATATCTGGATGCTCTTTTACTTCTTGCGCGAAACCATCAAAGCCATTGCCTGCTTTGCCTACTGCCTCAGATATTTTCGCATCAACTTCCTCTTGTGTGAATGTTGCCACTTCTCCGCGCTCACTTCTTAAAACCCTAGCTAGTCTTTTAAAACTAAATGGATTCCAAGTGCCTCTTTTTAAGAGATTGAAAGTGTCCACTTTACTGCTCCTTTTCGCTAGCCCTCGCTAGCCGTTGGATGTCCTCGTCGGACATCATTGATTCGATTGTTAATAAAATCTGCCTTGCCCCTTCGTTTACAAATGTGCCATAAGGCTCACCTGTAAATGTGGTCTGATATTTAAAGCATCGTGATGATAAATCCTTCAGCACTTTCTGCCCTGCCTCTGTGCCAAAGGTTTGTTTGTAGGCGATGCGGAGTTCCTTTTCTTCTTGTGGAGTTAGGTTATCCATTATATTATTTGTAAATACCAAGTGCCATAATGTTCATAAATCAAAAAATCTGGCAATCCATTTATTTCTATCAAGCGAGAATGCATATCTGCTATTGGGAATTTAGCACTTTCTCTTTTTTTCATTCCACCATCTTTTGAAAAAATGATATTTTTACAATTACCAATACTTTTCAAATAATCTTTTATGTTTCCCCTCATATCCCCTCTTTATAAACTTTCCGATAATCTATATCGGCTTTCTTGTATGCGTATTTCTCACTATCAAAACGTCCTTCTTTATCTTGCAGTAAACAATCAATAATAACCTTTAGCTCTTTTCTTTCAAAAGGCGACAAGTCAACTTTCTTTACCCACCATTGTATCCCCTCATCGAGTGCCTGTTCCTCGTCAATACTAAGATGGAATTTATCAAAGATATATTTAAGCGCCAGGGCGTTTAATCTTTTCAAAGGTGGAACTTGCCTTATACTTCCCTTTATTATTTCTGCCATTATTTACCTGCCATTTGTAAATCTTTTTCAGCTGCGCCAATATCTCTGGCCGCTTTTGCTCCTTGCGTTATCTGTTCTGCCTGAGTTGCCGCCTGTTGTGCTTCCATTCTTGCCTGCCTGATTTCTGCAACCTCATCATCGTCTCTAATGATTTGAGGAGTAACACCTATTACGTCAGCTATCTCATCTATTGCCTTGTCTGGATTTATTTTATCTATGATGTTCGGAACAAATGCGGACATCTCGCCAACTGTTGAAAGCATCCTGAGTATCGCGCCAACTTCAGATTCTCTTTGTGCGCGTGCAAGAGGAGAAATATACCTAACTGTAAACTCTCGACCTGCAAGAATCTCTGGGACTGGAGGCAAAAAACCATTTCTGTATAATATATTGAAAGTCCTTAAAACTATAGGGTCTAATACTTCCTGCTGGAATCTACCGACAACAGGCCCAAGCAAAGCCATACCTTCCCGTATTCTCGCATTGACCTCGGTTGCTGTCATCTTCGTGCGTTCTGGCCCAAATGCCTGGAATAGCCTAACGAACATACCTAAGTTAATCGCTTCGCGCGTATCATTTATCATCTCAATACCAATAGGGATATTTCCTTTTGTAATTATCGGCGTAAAATCGTCGGCCTTTGTCTGCGGATTGCGGTAGTTTATTCCTGATGGATTGAGATTCAATGGCAGAATAAAACCCCTGTCAGGCATAACGATCGGCGGATCGATTATCTTCATAGCTGCCCTTATCAAAGTTTTCTTCATCGCATTGAGCATGTGAGCATCAGCCAAGTTATCCATCGCAGGAGAGAATCCCCAAACCTCGCCAGACTTCTTATGAAAACGCCCGCAAGCAACAGGAAACTCATTAAAACCGCTTACGCTTACTAATTCTTTTTTAACGTATGTAATCCATACTGACTGATATTCCATATTAGAATTGTCTTTCTTCCCTTCTTGCCTGATTTCACGCGGGCCTATGTAATGGACATATACAACCTTATCGTTTTGAGTATTTACATTTAATATCTTTGTCCTTACTTCTGCGCCAGCAGCTTTGCCCCATAAATCCCAAGCCTGTTGAACCCTGTATTCAAACTTACGATAAATCCTTGTTACTCTTCCCCTTGCATCTTCTTCAAGAAAAACCTCTGATATTGGTAACTCTGTAAATCTTACCCTATCCTTGAAATCTTCCTGTATGAATACATTGCCTGTCCCGAAACCACCGGCATCTATATAAAACTCTTGCAGTGTTTCATCAAGATTAGAATTATTAAAAGTAGAGAATATCTCTTCTTCAGTATCCTCAAGCCAAACTTTAACTACCTTTATTTCCATAAGTTCACGTTGAGTCATAGCAAGCTGAAACCATTTACTTGCCGGATTAGTGAGCCATGAATGAAATCCTGACGCCATAGTATTAAGTGCTCTTATCGGAGAAGAATCGAATATCCTTGAAAAGTCCAGACGAGTACCTAATGTTAATGCCTTACGGGGCATAAAGACGCTGGCAATATCTCCCCAATAAGATTGGAATTGTGCGCGTTCGGCAATCAGTATATTAACTCTTCTTACTATTTGGTCTGGGTTTAAGTTCATCAATCAATCCCCCGAATAAAATGCATCTCCAACTTCTTGTATCCCTTTGCTTTATAAAACCTGCTCATCTTCTCCAAGTTCTCATCAGCCGGATACGCCATTATGATTTTATTTAAACCTAACTCTTTGCATTTCTTCTCAAGTTCTTTGAGTAATAAATGGCTATGCTTCTTAAATCCTTCTCTGACATAAAAGAACGCTTCCATAAATATTTTCATATTATTATTGAGAGGAAATGGCATTATTGTCCCGCCTATTCCCCCGACAATATGTCCATTACTTTCAAGCACTAACATAATGTGTTCCTTCGTTAATCTCATCGCTAAACTTATTCCAGAGTCTAAATCAAGCTTTATGTCTAAGTCGGCAAACTTATTCTCATCAAAGAAATCTCTGATAAGTATTGCCATTGGTATATAATCTTGCTCAGTCGCCTGCCTGACGTTAACCATTAAGCACCTAGAAGTGTTGGCTTCATTACTTCTGGCTCGCCAAGTAATCCCTTTGGGCCAGTAGCTATGGTAGCCCTGCGGCCTCTTCTCAAGCCTGCCGTTATCGCCGCTTCCTTGGATCTTGTCTTTAGTGTTTCGGCTTCAGTCGCTAATGTCGTAGCTTTCTTTGTAGTCTCTGCAAGTCTCGCTGACTCTTCTGCTCTTACACGCGCTGCCTGTTGAGATTGTTCCTCAGCTGCTTTTGCTGCTTTCCCTGGGGCTCTTGCCGCCTTTACTGTCTGAACACCCGCAGCTACAACAGCTGCGGCCTCGACATAAGGAGCTGCAGTCCAAAATAACATAGATGCTACACTACCTACAAATCCCATATCATCTCCTATATCGGCGTACGCTCAGTCATCGCCGTTCTCGGCAATCCTCTATAACCTTGCTGATAGCCTGGGTTTACTATTGTTTTTAAGTCTGTATTGTCTGACATTGCAGTGCGTGGAAGATGTTGATCTTCGACATTACCCATTGGTGCATCACCTATCTGTTCGTGCATAGAAAATGCGTCTATCAAATCCACAAATAAACTCTTAAATCCATTTTTGGTAACGCCATCGAGTTCTGATTCAAACTCAGCAAGCCAAGTAGCAGTCTCAGGATGCCATATCGTATGAGCTTTATATCTTGGGGCTAACATCTTAACTCTTTCTAATTTTGAGCCTGCTTTGGCGTGTTCAATAGGAATTATATTGAAAAATTGATTACGCTTAGACATCTCTTTGTATATAAAAGGTTCTATTATTTGTTTTAACATTCCTTTCTCAATACCAAAGTCTTGAAAATGCCATTTCACAACAGCCTCAAACATCTTGTTGATGAGCTCATCGGACTGCCAGCGGCCATAAAGTATGTCCAATACGAACCAATGATTATCTTTATCAATGCCTTTCACCACGATAGCTCTAAAAGCAGCTGTTATCTCTGAAGACGATGCCGGGTCAAGCGTAGCTACTACGTTGCAATTCTGCCTGATTTTCTCAGCAAGGGTGCTTGTATAATATCGTCTATCATCTTTTTTAAATGTTTTGGTTTCTTCGCTTGTGGACATACACATCTTTTCTTCCTGCCAAATATCGAGTAAGCCTTGTTTTCTGAATATCTCTCTTTGCTTATATATATCCTCAAGTTTAAACTTCGTAGGCCACGCGCTGACTTCTTTATAATAATTCAAATGAGCCGGGTCTTTTACTGTCTTTATTGCAGGCATTCTAAAAGTTCTATAACCAAGATCTTCTTTGCTATTTAATATTCTCTCAATTATGCACTTCTCACCGAGATTATTGCCTATCAAGAATATACGACAAGACTTGCCTAAAAAATATACATCTGACATAAACCATCGCCAGTCATCTTCCGGAACGCTCATACCTCTCATCTCGTCCCTGTCTTGCAAATCGTCGCAATTATGACTTAATCCATTAGGTGTAAAATATACAGACTTATCAGTTTTTATTGGATAAACTTCACATTCGCCAGCTTCATTTATACTTCTTACTTTTCTCCATACAAAGCCTTTATCTATAAAAACAGTATTTATTTTTTTAGGTCTTGGACGATTACTGAAATCATAACCCAGCTGTTTAGTATTTTCACTAAACAGTATATCGTACTTCTGTTTACTCTTGCTAATCCCACCATGAGGAAACTTCTCAAATCTTGGACCTGCACCTTTTCTTATATAACTCGGAATACCCAATCTTGAAAGCATTTTCCTCAAAAACAATAATCCTTCATAATTTATTGATGTAATACGGCAACATTTATTCTTTGTATCTACCCAACCATCTGAATCTAAATATCCACATATAATATTTCTAAGCTTAATATCATCTAATTGCGTAATCCACATTGGAGGAGTTTTTATTGAATTTCCATATTTCCAAGATTTAAACCATCGAGATAAACTTCTATTGTTCCATAAAAGTTGATGGCATTTACTTTCTCTCTCAACTCTACACGAAGAACCATATTCATTTATAAAATTCTTTAACCTGTTTGATATTTTTGGATATTTATCAGCACAAGTCCACCCTACTTTGTCTTTAGTTATATGACCATCTCCCCACCAAAGCCCAAACACCCACCAAAATTCATTATCATTAAAATACTCAGGAATAAAACTTTCTTCTTTTGTTTTCCTCTTTTTGACAGTTCCATTGGGATTTCTTTCAGCAATTACTGGTATATATTTCTTAATAGGTTGAACATTACTTTTCGTATAATCTACTGGCTCACCAATATAATGGTTTACTGTCAATTTATCGGCTTCAAGAAACTGTTTATCATTTAATACTTTCCAAACATTTTTACTCTTTTTCTTACTCCTGACATAGTATCTATGGTCAGTTGTAACTTTTTCGCTATATGGAACCCCATGACAGCGAATTTCTAAACATTCAGCATCTACTTTTGTTTTCTTGAAACCACTATCCTGTATTTTTACAAATCTTTCATTATCTAAAACGAGCGAATCTTTCGCATGGCATATAACCACCTTCGGCCTGCGTTCTCTATTCGATAAACCCCTGATTGATGAACCTTTTCCGTATGCCTCTATACGGATATTGATTATTTCTCCTTTGCTGTCTTTTACATCAACGCTGAACACGCTCGCTGACTGCTCTTTTATCTCTACTTTGTTCGCAGAGATGAGGCCATTCGTCTTGTATTCTTCTTCGATCTCTTTTAGTTTCTTCTCTGCTAAAGTCGCATTGTTTTTTAAGAGGACTATATAATCTCGCTTACGCGTAGGAAAAGTAAGACAGTAAAGCGGAAAACTTCTTAATACATACTGGCTATTATGTGTAATAATATAATCTCTTGTAATTAAAAATAAACTATCACCCTCAACTGTAATACATTGAGTATCTTGCGAACAGACTTGGTTTACAGATATGATAGTTTTTCGTTTGCTTCTTTCGTATTGTGGGAATAATGAATTTTCTTTACGCTTTAGACAAGATAATGTAATGCTACTTTTAAAAGATATGTTCCAACAATACCCGCAGAATTTACCATATAGTTTGGCTTCTCTCTTTACAATTGTAGCCTTAACACCTAAAGACCTTACTACCTCAAGAAAACCCTTTGCAAGAGTTTCATTCGTATTGCTAAAAGTCAATGTGCCTTTTTTAGTTCCTTTTATGGCAAGAGTACCATCAGAGTCAATAAGTCCTCGAACCAAATCTATTCGTTGGGTAACTGACGCATTTTTATATACTTCTGGTATATGTTTATTACGGAGCAGATTATAAGCTGTAAAATTATGCCTTTGCCCTTTGATTGAATACATATATTTACCACATTTCAAATAATTAAGAGAATATCCTCGTTTTGAAAACTCACCCTCTATGGCTTTTATATCTTGTCCTCCGATTGTAAATATCGGGCTATCAGAATTACCATCACCTAACCATACACCTAGCACATACGGATCTAATTTAAGATTCTTTTTGCTGTATCTAACAGGTTGACATAAATCAATACGATACCTCCTTTCTACATAGCCATTCTTATGACTCCAGCCTCCAAAATTATTATATATAAATTCAGTTGTATATATTTTGTATTTCCTTTTTTTCTTATCATATACTTGCCATAAATGTTCAGCATCGGCAATTATTGAAGTTCCATCATCAAAGAATATTTTATAACACAATCTATTTTTAAAAACTTTACTTTTCTGAATAACTTTAATTTTATTACCTGTTTTTCCAAAAACATAATCTCCTATTTGAATGTTGTCAATTCTTTTAAAACCATTAGATGTAGGAATTTCTGTAGACAAAGGCAAAGCCTTGGCGCTTTCTCTAAATCCCTGAATTGCCATGTTGTCAGTTTCTTTCAATAACATATCAGACCATTCGATATGATAATCCGCGGCAGCAACTTCAAACTCTGGATCGTTCTCTAGCAAAAGAAAACGATAGTTTATGAGAGTCTTTTTTGATTCGCGGTATAATCTATCTATTCTTTCCTGCTCAAATCTTTCACTCATTATTTTATCCTAACCTATCTAACGCTTTAAGGAGCAAACCTTTTGTAGCGTCATCAATGGAAAGTTCTGTTTTCTCTTTCACTCTCCCATCAATACGATCAATTATTTCTTTGATAGCGGGAGTCTCGCCTTGAGTAGCATTAAGAATCAGCCGCCACAATACTGCGTCCTTTACTCTGCCCTTGATAATCTTTTGTGTTTCTGGATCTTCAAATGAAATCTTTTTCTTTAACATTCGTCTCAAAAGAGGAATTAGATAGGGACCTTTCTTGGTATGATCTTTACGATTAAGCGGGAATTGTGTTTTCTTCCCTAATTTTCCAATATTTTTATTAGGCATAAAACCTCAAAGTTAACCACAAACATAATAAAAAACCCAACCTCATAAAACTAGACTACAATCACTCACAGCCAAAGTTTTATAAAATCGGGTTCTCATCCTTTCGCTATCTCCTAAATTAAACTATCAATTAATTATATACATAAGTTTAATAGTTTGTCAAGCGAGAGTTTAAAAATAAATATCCCCCCTTTAAAATTATCTCAATTTAGCCTATCCCCCATTTTTTTCTCAGTATAATGTTTTTTTGCCCTATCTTTTTGTTTTTCAATAATACATTCTCTGCATACTGTTTTAGTATGGCTATTCTTACAGGCAGTCCAATGCTCTTTTAGCTTGTGGCATCTTTGGCATCTAAAGACTATCTTCGGCATAATTAAGGCCCTCTAAAATATTTTCTATATCTTTTCCATTCGTGAGTAAAAACCTTGACTTGGTTTTCTATATTTTTCAACCGTTGATATTCTTCCTTTAGGATACAGTTGAGCTTTTCGTAATCTTCCAACGGCATACATTTCTGCAGTATAGAAACAACAGGAGACGGAAGTAGTGGGATAAGCCTTACACCGCACCATATTAAAACCACATTAGCAACCGCCCACCATTCAGGATGCTTCTTCCACGCCCACAGCCAATTCTGGCATACTGTCTGAGAGAAGCAGAGGAATGAATCTACGGCTCTATCTATTGGCGGTAGTATGATATCATCTAACCATTAAAGGAAATTCGCTGGGCTATGATTTTTTAGCCATTCAATCATCTATCTTCCTTCTAAGAATATCCTGCGCAAGATATATATACACACTTCACTGACCTGAGAATCCCTTATGGAACTAATAGCATCCAACACTTTCTCCTTACACTCTGGACACATCTCAACGGCAGCACACGCTGGAGTTTGTGAACCACGCCGTGAGATTTCTAGCTTTAACATATCATTCTCTAATATAATTTCCTTACCACATAAATCACAGTAGTCTTTAAACATTTACCCTCCCAAGATTTCTACTTCCTCATCAATAACATCTGACAACGTTTTCTTTCT